ACCGTTAGCTCCTGCTACTCCGAAATCTAATGTTAATGTTACACCTGTTATCGCACTTATCTGACCACGAAGATCACTAAATAATGTACCTTCAATATCAATATTCTTTATCCAAAAGAAATCATTAACAGCAAATGAACAAGCGTCTCTATTATTTGGATCATCCAATGTTATCTTACTATTGCCTACATCAATACTTGCTACCTTACCCCTTGCAACAGATTGTAATGTGCTGCCGGATATGATTGAAAGTTGATCTATTATAAGTTCTCTGAATCTTGCTGAACCTGTTACCATCAGATTTCTAAATTGTGCATCACCTACGGCAGCTACTTGCCAATTATTACCAGCCCAACCTGCTGTAAAGTCAGGTTCCTGAACATTACCATCTGTATCAATTCTTACACGCTCTAATGTCGTGCCATACCCATCTCTATTAGTATGAAATCTAAGTGCACCTCCTTCAGTTCCGGGATTAACACCATCAACTTCAACATCTATAAGAGCTTTAAGTTCATGTCCTCCTGTTTCATTAGTTGCTCCAAATTGGATTCCTCCTATTAAATCGCCATCAGCAACTGCTCTTCCCGTAGAAATTGTTAAATATGCAGTATTATCTGAATCATGTATAGATAAAAAGGTTTTATTAGTACCTGATATTTCAGCATCTAACGTTCCAGGTGCTGTAGTTCCTATTCCTACACTACATCCTGTAATTCCAAGTTTGTTAGTAGTATCATCAAAAGTAAGCAAAGGCCCTGCTGCCTGTCCTATTGTACCGCCATCAGGAACTAATGATATTGGCGGTAGTGTTAGCTGTGTAGTAAAAACCGGCGAATCAAGAGGAGCATAACCGGCACTCGCATGATCCCCCCAACTGTAGGCCGTCTCGCCATGTGCTATGTTAGCATGGACGAAATCTGTTAAGTGTGTGGCAGGCAAAAAGCCTGTGTGTCCGGCAGTGGCATAGCTCAAGTTATTAAGCTGATCGTGTGTCGGAATGTTGCTTGATATAATAGGATTGACATTAACTGAGTTTGTTACTTTCTCGCCATTGACAGTACCAAGGTTGCTTTCACTTATCCATGAATAACTTTGCCGGGCTGTTACCAGTTCAACCAGCTCCCCGTTTATGATGTTTCGTTTATAGTTCTTCGAGTATGATAGGAATGTATAGTTTTTAGATTTTATTGTCAGGATATTATCAAAGTCAATAGCCCCGGCATTAAAGATTGTGACCCGGAGATAGTTCTTATAGACATACCTGTTATTAAGAATGTTCCTTGAATAGATATCTATCAGCTTAATCCCTTCCGTGTTACCATAACTGTTCCATGCCGTAGTGTTATGATAAGCCGCTCCGCTGTAATCCATCAGTGCACCTATCTCGGTGACCTGCCCGGAGTCGGCAAGTAGCGTCTCTGTCTCAAATATCTCAAATCCCTTATTGGATGTTTGTCTGAAATACTTATCAAAGACAATATTTGATGACTCGCTCTCCTCAAGCACGTTGACAATCTTAGTGACTGTCACGTTCCCGAATTTGAATGTGATAACAGGATCAGGATCATCCCATGTCCACGCGCCATAAGGGTTTGGCATGAATGTTATCTTGATGTTATAATTCCCTGTCGCTGTTATGCGGAACGTCTCGTTTATTGAACTCTCGAAGTGTGACCATTCGCTGTAACAAGAAGGGTAGTAATTCATTGTCTGAACACTTGTGTCCGGCCGTGTTACTTCTATCTTCAGGACAACGGTTGGCTCTCCGGATCCCAGATATTCATATAACTGATGGTCGAATATCAATTTTATATAGTCATTATCCGTCAGCTTCGTTACTGAGAAAGCACTAATTAGCGATAATGCATTAACCTCTGATGAGCTGCTCTTGCTGGATAGCTCTGTTATGCTATCGCTGGTATTGCTATAAAATTCAATATCCCATACGTTATCCCAATCGGTCAGGTCCATCCCTGTTATGTTGCCTCCGATATCCTTATTCTTAAAGGTAGTGCCGACAGCTTTCAGGGGGTGTATCTTTTGCATTTCCGCATTGACGCTATATTGATACCCTGTCATATCAATAATATTCGCGGTGGCTGTACGGCTCTGTTGCGTCAGTGTGGCATAGTCAAAGATAAACCGGTAGCTGTCTCCTTCATGATGATTGGTTATCTGGTAATAGCCATTTGACTGTTTTATCTTTACATTAAAATCTTTTAGTATCGCCTCAATGACTGCATGGCACTTAAACACCTTACCCTGATCATCAATGAACCGTCTAGCATCAACAGTGATCTTATCAAGGGCACACTCGTTTGATGACATATAAGTGGTTTCATAAGTACCTAGCTGAATCTTAAAATCAAGCTCTATGTCTGTTTTGCCAATGGCATATTTAATTATTTCCAAAAGGGAATATTTCCCATGAATAATAATACCGGCCGAATCAAGGAAATCCACCTCTTTTAAATCTGCCAAGGCATCGATAGCAGAAAGTGATATAATATATACTTCCCTGAAATATTCCCGTGTCAGGTTCTCCGGCTTGAGCCATCCCTGAAACTTAAGCACCCCGCTGACATAATGTTTTATCTGGTAGTCTTTATATTCACTCTCAAATATTGAATCGTATTTATGGTAGTCTGTTTTCTTGCAGAAGAAATTAAAAACCAGCTCCTGCCCTTGTATGATAGTTTCTTCCAGCTCATCTTTACTGCCCTGGTGCGACTGTGTGACGGGATCACCTGTGGAATGTGTTATGAGGGTAGCCGCTCCGCTGTAATCCTTCTCAAGTATGTCAATCCTGTTAAGGACGTTATCAGCATCCCAGTATTCATGATAATATAAAGTTCCGTAAGCCATCTTTTAAAATGAATTTCTCCTTCTTCGTTCAACCTCTTTCATTATCAAATACATATCAGTGCCTTTTATCTTTATGTCATCCACTGCTATCCTTGCGACTGATCCTGACCCTGATTCATATTGACTATTCTGTAACGGAGTTAATACCCTCTCCCCGCTTGTTAAGAGAGCAGGGTATGTATCATTCGGGTAGCCTCCCGGTATCACACCACCGGAGGCAAAACTCGGTATCGCTGCGTTTATTGCTGCTGCTGCAAGCCCTCCGGCAACACCGGCCGCAACAATATTAAATGGGAACGGAACCTCCACCAAAGCAGACTTAACAGCTCCGGCAACAGCTTCCGCTACATAAGCAGATATAATTTGTTTTGCAACGGATACAACTGTTTTCCCAAACTTTATTAATGACCCCTCTCCCTGTATTCCAGCCAGCATGACTTGATTCCCAAATTCTGCTGCTGCCAACGAAGCTGCTGTAAATTCCTCGTGTACTCCTTTTAATTCTTCTTCAATATCTGCATAAATGCCAGCCAGTTCATCTTCTCCTTCCCCGATCATCAACCCTCTCTCGGAGAATTTAGCCTCTAATCCCGGTGGTGCAACAGCAGTTCCTCCCACTCCTCCTCCTCCTGTTGCTGATCCTCCGCCTGATGTTCTGATGGCCTTAATCTCTATGAGCTGGACGTGTTTCTTCTCGGTCATGTTCTTCATCATCTGTTGCCAGTTCTCCGCCACGTCTTCTCCAAAATCTTCTATGTCTTCACCAATAGCATCAAAAGCTTCTTTAGCATGCACCTTTATTTCTTTCCAGTTGCCTGTAAAAACATCTTTCAGGATTTTCCCTAAACCAGTGAAGGCACTGACAACAGTTCTTATCTGCATCTTTATATAATCGAAGACTGTCCTGAAAGTAAATTTTATGCCTTCGATAATTCCCCTGAAAGCAGTTGATTCGTTATAAAGATCAATGAAATAATTTATTACTGAAACAATAGCTCCTTTGATAGAGTTAAAAACTTTTGCAACTTCAGGAATCTTATTTGTCATCCAGACAAGGCCCTCTTTTATAGTGTTGTTAAAACCCTCTCCTTGTAAGGTAATTCCCTCAATGACACTCATCAAGCCCTTCCATCTGCCTTGTACTGTATCAACTTTTTTGGCCTGTTGTTCATAAGCAATATTAGTCCCTGTTACTGCTTCTGTGTATGACTTAAATTTATCAACATTTTGAATCAATATAGCAGCTGCCTGTTGATTGCGCAAGCCAAACATTTCTGTTAATTTTGCTGCGGATAAATTCTTTTTGTTGAGATTTTCTAATGCTGTAGACATTCCAACAATAGCTGGATTTGTATCTTCTGCACCAGATTGTAATTTTAATATGACATTCCTTAATTGTGCTCCTGATTCAGCTCCAGATAAACCTTTTTCTGCTAATGTTTCAATTAAAGCAACTGACTGTTCAAGTGATATATTTGCCATGCTAGCAGACGTACCCATCCATTTAATCCCTTCAGCTAGTCCCGGAATAGCTTCCGCTCCTGCCTTTGACCCTGCTGCGAGAATGTTAATAACATCTGCAGCTTTCCCGGCAGGAATATTAAATTGATTCATGCTTTTCGCTAAAGCATTTGTGGCTTCAGTGAGTTCTAATCCTGACGCTTCAGCAAGAATTACTGCCTGTTCCGTTACAGCGGCTAACGCTTCTTTATTTTTGAGTAACTCAGGACGGGCCGATCCCATCAATTCAAATGCTTTAACCGCCTGAGAAGCTGATAACGTAGTTGTCCTACCTATTTTTTTAGCCTGTTGGCTATAATAATCTAAATCCTTCCCAACAGCACCTGTTATGGCAGATAGATTAGCAAGGGATTGACCAAATTCAGTATTTTTTTGAATAAATTTTGTTATTCCCTGAGCTATTTTATGGAATGCGAAAGCTCCGGCAAGAATGCCTCCCAGCTTCTTCATGGCGGAACCGAATTTATTACCTCTCTTCTCGGCTTCGTCAATACCTTTATCGAACTTGGTTTTATCCAAGCCCAACCGTGCTTTTAGATCACCTACAATCTTACTCATGTCAGTTACTCCATTTACGTATTAACTCCTCTGCTTCTTCTTGTGTCCATGTTGGCAATTCAATATCCTTATCAAATGATAATTTTCTGTACTCAAACCGTGTCATTGCCCTGTCGCTCACCTTACCTGCCATGTTATGTATCATAACCGATATGTCCCTTGTCTGCTCCCATTCCCTTTCTATCTTCCTCACGTGGTGCATCTGCATCACGTAAGTACGGAAGGGAGGCATTGTAAAGAATTCCTGCTCGTTAAGTCCCAAGTCAGAAAAGGCCATGTCATAGATATCATCAATGGTCAGGCTTTTTTTTTACCGTCTTTTTCTTCTTCCTTGCTCTTTAACCACTTCGGGAACTGAGCATATTCCAGTGCTTTTGCAAGCCTCATGTTTTCCTCCTTAGTAGCATTTAAAAGGGCCTTAACAATATTATCATAGGTAAAAAATACCTTTTTGCCTTTCTTGATCCTATCCCATGCTGCTGCGCCATACGCTATTGCTGTTGCCTGTTTGTCTATATCCATCTTCGAAAACTCCTCCGGGGAGCAGTCAAACAGATCATAAGCTATCAGCCATGCCTTCCATTCGTATGAAAAGCCTATGCGTATCTTCCAGGGACAGCCCGGAAATTTAAGATTAATGACTGTCTGCCATTTCTCAAAATTTGGTCTCTTCTTCATTACGATTCTACTGTCCCTGGTGTTACCTCACCGGTGACCTCCACGTCAATAGTATAGCTTGCCAAATCGTTGTATGGCCCGCTTACCTTAATGTTAGAGATATAAGCACTGGCAGAATAATATTTACTACCTACCTCTGTATTACCATACTTCGCTGTGAATTGTGTCCCGGCAATCAATAAGGCAATAGCATCATCACAGCTGGTATTACTCCCGGCTGTTGGGTCATAGAGCCCTGCTACTGAAAACTTGGCTCCCTTATATAATGGAAGAGCCTCCTTCCATTGGTTTGTCGATTCCCCGGTAGTGGCATCTGCCATATCTACTGAAATATCCATGTCGTGTGTTCTGTATCCGACAATTGTTTTTGCATCGAATTGTAGAACAATTTTGTAACCTGCAACTTTTCCCATCTTATTTGATTTTAATTATTATTGATATCCATCTGCTGTGAGCAGAATAATGTATAATGCTGTTGAGTCATTACTTGAGTCGTAAGCTATTGTCTTGGCATCTGAGGCAACAGGTATAAGCACCGTGTCTGCCTTAAAGAGTAAACTCTGATTAGCCTTTAACTCAATTGAAAAGGTACTGCCAAAGAGCGGGTAAGCATTTGAAGCCCCCTGACTTAATACACAGGTGGCTGCCGCATCATCCTCAAGCATGAACTTAATCGCCACAATAACTTCATCAGTCAGATCAAGTGACTCTCCAAGTGTATTCTCCAAGCTCGTCAAGTCAATTTCTCCGTCATTAATCACGGTATCTGCCCATACATGATCCGCATCAAAACGAGTGCTCCCATCTGTGTAATTAATTACCTCATCCAACCCATTGATATTTGCATAAGTTGACGTGGTAGGCATTACAAGATTCTCTGTCACGGTCAGTTTGCTTATAAGCCTTGCTGACCGTACACCGGTAGTGGCCATAAAAAGTATTGCAATCCCTATCAGGAGCAATACTGCCGAAAATTTTAAATAAATCTTTTTCATTTTATTTGTTCTAAAAAGTTTAACATTCTGAGTTTCCTGGTTGAAATATAATTCGTGTCATCCATCTCTGGAGGATCTTGATTGCCGTCTTCAAATTGAGCCATAACACAATTAAAATCTGTCATGATAAGAGCATCGGCATCACCAACCCTCTCTAGCAACTGATCAAATATTGAATGTATTACCGTCTCATCTCCCTCACTTACATCCTGCAGACTCACTATCTGCATCGTCACCACCGCCTTGTAAATCACGTTATCATCTGTTGACTCCGGGATGAGCGACTCAACATACAGGTAGATATATTCCGTTTCATCATCCGGTATCCTCGTGCCAACAGGTATCACTGCACCATTATAAACAATGCTGTCATTGAGCAGGTTGTAATATGCTTTCAATATCTGATGTGTCGGGTCTCTCGCTATCATCTGAGTGCTTTATCTATTTGTTTCTCCAACCGGTCACAACCGTGTTTCCAGGCAGGATACATGAATGGATGTGGCCTTGTTCCCGGATGCCGGACCTCTTTCCCATACGTGGCATATCCCATTGAAGCACTCTGAGTACTCGACTTCCATCCTGTCGGTGCACCTCTTTTGGGCCCTGCCAACACCTTCTTGTTTCTTATCCTGATGACATGAGGTCGGGTCCCATTCTCAAATGCCTCGGAATAATTCATCTTGCTGATAACTTCTCCTGTAAGGCCACCGTTCAATATTGTTCTGTTTATGTTGTTAATAAGAAAACCGCTTCTTACTTTTGAATTACGGGTATGCTGTTGTACCTTCTTTTTAGCCATCTTCTGCATCTCAGTAGTTGCCACAGCAACAGCCCTCTTGAAAGCACTATCGCTCTGCTTGGCGAACTGTTCCATCTGCCTCTTAAATGTGGTACTATCTACTGACATTGATATCATCGTCCAATATCTATTTTTACAACATTATCAATTATCGTAAAAGAAATAATCTGATAGGCATTATTATTATATACTATCCGGTAGTTGCCGTCTATATTAGTATTCCTTTTTCGCATCTCAACCTCATAGAGCTCAGTGTACTTCATCCCGGAATATAAAAACCTCTTTGACCGGCTCATGGCTATCACTGAGGCCCAGCAAGAAAACGAATCAGCCCATGTATTCTTCCATCCACCAATATCATTCAGGACCTTAACGGCTGTCTGAGCAGTTATCCTCTTATCGTATTTCGTGGTTCTCATATCCAAGTTGTTCTGTGTACTTGCAGTATCTTCTCGATGCCTCCTAGTATATTAAGCTCCATAAAGTCATCACGGTTATCATACCACTGAGCTATCTGCCTCTTCATAGCTTCCATCAAGTCATCCGGTAGTGTTTCAGTGTCGGCATGGCCGTAACCGGCCTTATAGGTAACAAACAGGTCATAATTCCCTCCAAAGGCCGTTAACGTGTTCGCTGATGAGTTCAATGACGGTAGTATCTCAATGTCGTAAAATCCTTTCTTGTAATAATCAGTATTAAGGGTCAGCTCTGTCTTTGTTCCTTCATAATCCACCTTCTCGACCTTATCAACAGATATCACGGGAGAGATAGGAAGATAAAACGGTGATTCGTCATACCGGAAAAATGTCTCGTAAGTCTTCATGATGAATGAAAGCCCTGTACGCTTCTCGAAATGAGCCCGCACAGCAGTAATCATGTTCTTGATTAGACTTGTCTCCGGGTTGTCACTGTCTTCAAACTTAATAAAGGTCCCAACCTCATCACTTGTTAATATCTCTTTTACGATATCTGTTTTGATCCTGGTTCTCATTAATTGACTTTTTTAGGGTTGCTCCCTTTCACGTTTTTAGTAGATATAGAAGCTCCCCGATTTTTCGGAGCAACTTTCGTCTCAGCTTCCGTCTTAAATTCCTTTGTCTCTGAGGGCTGTTTACCCTCTTTTAGTAATCCCGCTTTACGTAATCCCGATATTTCTGCAGGTAGAACTTCAATGACCTGTCCTCTTTTGGTTGTTACTTTTACTTTTGACGTTTTCATTGCTATTTATGTTAAATTAAAAAGGTGAGCGGGAGCAAAGCCCGCCCTCCCTTTAGTTGTAATTACCGATTCCAAATCTTAAATATAATCTTATCAACCGTTAACTTATCAGCAGCGGCAACCGTTCCATCACCAGCAATCACGACTCGCCATATACGATAGAAAGGCGTTACGCTTGCAGCCTGGGTAGCATCTACCTCCACATCTGCGTGGTATAGACTTAAGTCTCCCGTCTGGGCGTTAGCAGAATCAACAGAAAGAGGTAAAGCTGTTGCAGTAGGCCAAACGTCATTTTCAAAAACCTTTCCCTGCAATTTATACTCATAGTCATCCGTTGATCCTGTTCTGGTAACTTCAATACGTGCAGCTACATTAATAGGGCTATCTCTGTTTGTAGTTATCTCGAAAAACAAACTATCCTGATCTGTGCCAACAGTGTCAGCAGCCACACCAGTATATTCAAAATAAGATACTCCCGACCTTAGTGTACGGGAAAGAGCTGTCCTTGCAGTAGATTGAGCAAACAATCCAGCGGCAATAAATAAAAACGAAATAAAAAACAATAATCTTTTCATAATATTTTCTCCTTTCTTTTAACCTACGACTTCTTCGATTAATGCTTTTCCTGCAGCAAATGTGCCTCCAACAAAGGCATAAGCATCATGTGCAGTAACCCTCAACCCTGCAATACGCATGCTTGCAAGTACCAAAACCAGATCATTAAGAACATCATCTTCATTCTCATAGTGAAATGAGATATTCATGTTCCTCTTAACATAGGCTTTTGCCCTTGAGAAATCACCGACAATAAACTGCCCGGCTGACAGATCAAGGCTTTCAACTATCTTCACACCCTTGAACAAATCCCCGTTGGGAGCAAGCAAAGGATGATGTATATAGCTGTAATTAGAATTTTTCAACAGCCTCATATTAACGCTGTCACCTGGATTAAGCATAATAACATTTGGCATATACCCTTTTTTCTCAGTGTCACTGGTATAACCGTTCATAACCTGTAAGATAGCGGCTGCCAGTACATCACCTTCATTAGCCTCAGGAACTTTATTGAAGTTTGCCGGCTTGGCAAAGGTCTGGTAATATTCATCAATACCTTTCAGATAGATGGTTGTTCCCGGACCTGATAATAACTGAGCTTCACGTTTACGGGGAATGCCATTAGTCATCAGATCTTTGATCTCACTTGTGATATATTCAAAATCTTCCAGTGCTGATCTTGATACCTTCACATAGTCCTTGATCATCTTGATATCCATACTCTGTTTTGTGACTGTCTTGGCTGATCCAGACGCTGGAGCAGCATTTTCAGCAACCATATCAGCCGAATCTGTGCGAGTCGTTTCTTCCCACCATGAGATAGAATCACGGCCCTGGCCAACCGTCCCTTTGTTTATACTGTCCCATATTGGAGTGTTACGCCAGGGAGCATGTGACACACCCAGATCGGTCTGTGTCTCAATAGTACCGGAGTTGATGTCATCAGTGTCGATGTCAGCGGCCTTAACCTCCATGTTGAAGCCTTTCCGCATATCTTCAGGAGTCTTTATGGTTTTCTTAAAGTCCTCGCTTTTCATCTTCTCAAGTACCTGCTTTATTCGGGATTTGCCTTTCCCTGCCTGGTATTCACCGAGCTGCTTGAGTTGTGTAGATATATCATCCAATTGGGTCTGTTGTTTCGAGAAAGACTCAGGTACAATGACCTTTCCGTCCTTATCAACGAGTTTCCCAATATTCTCGTTTATCGTGTCGAACTTAGCCTCAAGATCGGCTAAATTGGCCTTCTCATCAATAGAGCTCTTGAGTGTTTCGATTGACTTATTGATGTCTGCAGCCATTTTCTCGACTGTTAATTCTTCTTTTGCCATTTAATTAAATTTTTAATGTGTTATAAAATTTCATCCAGTTGCTTTCAAGTGTAGCCGGGTCTGTTTCCAGAGTGGCATCCGGGTCGTCAGCTTCCAGTAATTTTTTCAGTTTATTGTATGTCTCTTCTATCAGCCGGGCTTTTTCATCACTGTAATCGCCCTCTGTCATCATCATCTCCAAGTCCTTTATGCTCTTAATGTCAATCAGAGGTGTTTTCTGATTAGCACCCCAACCATAGAGAGTAGAAAATTCCATTATCATCTTCCACTCCGATACCCTTCGAATATATTTATCCCCTATTCTCTCCTCTTCAAATTTAATAGGCTCCACCCTGACGGAATGTTGCAGGGTCTTGTCATGTTCGGCATATAATTTATAGTCTGTAAAAACATCATGCCCCAAAGGTTTATCAATGTTAAGTTGGCTTACTGCTATTGCTCCAACATTATCTTCTTGAAATTTTAGAGGGCAGCCAATCAACATATCCCTATTGTGGTTAAGCCAGTGCTGAAGAGTATTTCCATTATTTTTAAATGTTCGCTTGAAAGAGCCCGGTAGCGATATATCACCATCGGAATCCTCATTATTAAAGGCATTAATATAGACTGTCACAATCCCTTTTGTTGTATCCAAATCTTTTACCTTTGCTTCGAAACTTTTGAATATTATTTTTCCCATAACTTATTTAATTTCATAGTATATACCGCATAAGCAGTTAATCGTATTACCTGCCGATCCGTTCGGGTCGCCGGGATACATCAGGTCTTCCCCTCCAACGGTGAACGGCTCATTTAGTTCCCTCCTTTGACCGTCTGCCGCATTATGTTCCGGCCTCGAATCCATTGAGAAAGCACTTAGCCATACCTTAATCTGTTCTATCCCTACGCTCTTTGCTCCCTGCAAACTACCCCAGTTAGAAGCCCTGTTGACCTCGGTACGTGCAATCCTCTCAGTGCGGAACCGCTTCATCTCATGCCAGGCACTACCGATCTGATCACGAAGCATGGTCTGTGCTGCTCCGCCTCCAATACCCTGGTCAAGTATCTCCGGGACCATCTTATCAATCATACGCTGTATGAGCTCAACAGATGTGTCACCTGCTGCTGTTATCGTTGCGCCCCTGTTTACCTTCAGATAGTTAATTATCTCATCATACATCAAAGCATTGAACACCTCATCTTCGCTGACATCCTTTTTCCTGAACTCCCGTCTCTGTTCCATTGCATAATCGGAAGCTGTTATTAGATATAATCTCTTGTATGCTTCCTCAATAGGCTTATCATTCAACGGTGGCACGGTAATATCACGAATGTCAGATGTCTCCTTTATCTTATCGAATAAAGGTTTTATCTGATCATCAAAAGCCTTCATGAATACCGGCTTTGACTTAACCCGGTAGTTGGCTTTCTTTCGATCTAATCGCTGCCATCGCTGTCTTCGTGTCATCAGATTACAGGTTTCGTATCAAGTATCTTTTTCTTTGCCGTGTACTCACTCAGGTTATCCGCCTGAATGCTGTCGGCACAGTCAGCTATCTGCTTCTTTAGCAAAGCGATTACTTCCTTTTTAGTGAATGTCTTTTCCTTTTCCATAACTATAATTTATCTTTTAATCCAAATTGCTCATAAAATTTATTGCTGTTATCAATAGACAGATCCTCACCGAAGCCCAGCGGAACCCTTGATATGTTCTGATATCTTACCTGCATCTCCGGTAGTCCTGTCGGTTCCTCTCCCAGCATCTCAAGATATTGATCGCCTGTGATTATACCATCATTAAATAGCTTGCTTACCCAAATTACTTTCTTCTCTTTCTCTTCCTGTAGGCAGTCTATCCCTGAATAGTCTGGCTTAACCCAGAAATCACCATACGCCTTGATGATGCTATTGAACCCTGCACAAAATTGTGACACATCCGGGATGATACGTCCTGTATAGATCGCCTTCGATGCCTCATTCATATTGTTGTAAGTGCTGCCGGTTGTGTCATTGAATAGTTGTGACGGCACTTGTACGATATTGCAGAAGATGCGCCTGCCGTGCTCGCTCATGGCTATTACCTGTAGCTCCTGCAGGTTATCATAACCAATCTTCGTGTAGTTCATCTTACCGAGTGTGAAAATCGGGACGGCCATATTATTTGCTCCTTGGTATTTAGTCTTATATCGCTCACGAAACTTACTCTCCTGCTCGGCTGTCGTCTCTGAATTACCCTCAACCTCTTTACTAAGGATTCCCGGAGGGTGACCATATGAATACATCTTTGCAGTGATCTCATATCCCTTGTTCTGGCTATTTATTATATTAGCAGCTACCTTAACAGGTGACATACCCATGAAGTTCTTCCCTCCCTCATAACTGAGTGTCGGAGCAAACCGTTCATGCCATACGTCTTGAGGGTCTATCTTATATGACTGGTTGATGTCAAGCGCATAATAACCTATCGGCTTTCGCCACCCGGACGAAAATATATTAATATTTTGTGTTGGCATCATTATCAGACCATCCTTTGTGAGCTTGCTCTTATTGATTCCTCCTGTAAGACGTGGAGCGTAAACAATAGAGTTGCCTGTTATGTAGTAACTAACGGCCCAGTGACGACAAAACTCATAGAAATTCTGATAATAGTTAGTGTTCTCCAATATTGCGTCTATCTCGGCATTATCAATCTCAATATCTTTATCCCCTTGCTTCTGCATCAACCTGATATTAGACATTACCTGAGCAAACATGCCGGCTAGCTTAATCACTATCGAGAATACATCGGGATTACCTTCATAGCCCTCCTTAATATAATCCTTCATCTTGGAATCCCGTGTTAACGGCATCCCTGTTGACAGCATCTCATATAAGGCCCTGTATAACTCATTCTGTTGTGTCACCTGAACATCAACCTCTGCAAGCATAGACTTTTGCTCAATAAGCATTGTTTTCTGCTCAACAATCATTACTGTCTGCTGGCTGATTATCTCTTTGTACTTCTTATTACCAAATAAATCTAAGCCCATATGTTGGTATTATTGCGTATCAATTCATAGAACATTCTCATTATAAAAACATCTAACCAATCAGGCGACCTGCCAATTACCTCTTTTATCTTCTCTTTCGGTAGTATTCTGAGCTTGCCGTCTTTGTCAGAATCATACGTTTTAAGCATACCTAGTTCCTGTTTTATTAATTCCATCTCCTCATCAGGTAGCTCGCATTTGATCCATATAGAAGTCACTATTTCAGCTAACTTATATCCGCATTCTGTTTTTAAATTCTGGTAATTAGAATTAACGGGCTTAGAATTGTTTACAAATCCCTTGCAATTAAGAGAATCTTTCACTCCCCCTCCAATACCATCCTCATCAACTATTATATTGCTTAATTGTATATCGTTCTGCACTCGCAAAGCATTAATCGCATTTTGTATAGTAACGGTTGATGATATATCAAATGCTAAGTACTGGATTAATATAAGCCCATCCCATACCGCAATAATAGCCCTGTCCGATCCATACCTGGCAATATCAGCAACAATATATTTAATGCCTCCGGAAACATAAATATTTGAAAACATATTATTTATTACATCAGTACCTATCATTGCAGCAGGATCATCATCATATTCCCAGTTCCCAAATTTAAGCCTCTGCCGTTCATTCTCCGGGAGCCTGTTCAATACGTTGTGATAATCTTTTGTCAGATATTTATTATCACTGGGTAACGACTGAATAAATTTTCTGTACTCCGGTAATGTCCCTTTCTTATCAGGTAGATAGAAATTATTATAAGCATAGCCTTTGTATGGGTTACAGGTCATCAATATCTTCCGCTTAAGGCTGTAATCAGTGTTCTTCCACCGTCCTACCGCTGCCGAAAGATTAATGACTGCCATTGTGTGTATCTGTCCTATCTCTTCAAACCAGCCTCTTGTAAACTGCAGCGAGCCGAAGCGATGATATTCAGGATCAGACGGATAATATTTACATTCAATATAAAATACCTTTGATTCGTTATGTAATTCAAAATAGTTATGCTGACCATTGTATTTGACATACTTCTCAAATTCTAGCCCCATAAACTTAAACACCTCAATTATTGATGAGGTAGTATATTTCGTAAGATCATTCAGATGCTGCCTTGCAATAAAATAATGAGTACCGGGATATAATAAAGCATCTCCAAATATTAACGTGCATCCGGTAAATGATTTAGTACCTCCTTTAGCACCACCAAAAACAATCTCTTCTGTTATATCATCAATCCAATATTTAGATGCAATAATTTGTTTCGGCTGTAATGCTATTTCAATTTCCTGGCTCATCTGGAATTATTTTCATTCCTGTTATCGGTAGTGTGACAGAACCACTATGATCAATCTTTTGGCTGTTGATCCTGTCGCCTTCGTCTTTAGTGCCTATCAGTTTATATAAAGCTATTTGCACCGAGGCATTATCTGATTTATACCATTTCTCACGAAGCCCTTGTTTTGTTTTAACCTTATTTTCTGTCAAAGCATCTTTTATAGATTGTAATTCATGTAATTCATGATCATAGAATGTTTTTTCAGAACAGGGTAGGTAAACAGATACCTCGGTAACAAAAACAAGATTGTTTTCAATAATGGCTTTTAATGCCTGTTTTTCCAATTCTTTTTTTTTATACGCCATTATTCACTTATTTTCAAAAAGCAAAAGTAATTAATTGGTCACAATAAAGCAAATCTAATTATTAACCAATAAGAAACCCTCCTTTTTAGGGGAGGGCGGGATTCAGGTACGAGACAATTTATATCTTTCATCGCTTGTCTCTTATGTTATCTTTCCATGCTTTTTTACATTTAAAAAAAAAACAATAATCAAAACCGATTATATCTGTAAATGTTTTATCTTTTATCAAGCGGCGCCAATTATATGTACGTAATTCAATATGAGTTGTTTTATATCCACAATTTTTACATTCTATATCAACCGCTGTTTCAAAATAGTTTATTTCCATCTTTATTTGTCTT